CTAGTTGTGTCTGCTGTTGCTTTCGTCGAATCAACTGCGGTTACAGCAGCTGTATCAACGTTAGCAGCGGTAGAATCCGTTGCTTCATTTGTGGCAGATCCTGAACCACATGCTGTTAGTGTAAGTGCTACACCAAGAGCTAAAATCAATGTATATTTTTTCATACTATATTAAATATAAGTAAAAAAAGCGATAAAAAAAAATATAATAAAAAAACCCCAACGAGAAGTCGGGGTTTAAGGTCTTTCGGTGGATTCAACTCCACTTACTTATTTAAAAAAACGAAAGGTAATCGACAAAGAGAACCTACAGACATATAAATATATGTGATTTTCGTAAAAATCCACATATTTAGTTAAAAAACTAAATAATCTTCGTTTTTATCACCATTTTTTCTTTAAAGGTAATTTTTGTTGGTGTGTTTTCTTTAATATTACCCTTTAAAATCTCATCACTAAGAAAATCTTCGCAAAGAGATTGAATTATTCTTTTTATTGGTCTAGCACCGTATTGTTCTTCCTTATTTCTTTTAAGAATTTCGTTTAAAACAGAAGCATCAAATGTTATTTGATATTTCTTTTCATTTAAACGACTAACTAAACGATCCATTTCGAGCTTTACAATTTTCTTAAGTGCTTCTTCACCAAGAGGGTTAAATAAAATGATATCATCAATTCTATTTAAGAACTCTGGATTGAATTGTTGCTTAAGTGATTTCTGTATGATGGTTTTTTTAACCTCATATTGTTGTGTTTCACTACTAGATGTTGTAAAACCAACACCACCACCAAACTCAGACACCTTTTTTGCACCAATGTTAGATGTCATGATGATAAGTGTGTTAGTAAAGTTAACTTTTCTACCAAACGCATCAGTTAAATGACCTTCATCTAAAATTTGTAGAAGTAAATTGAACACATCTTTATGAGCCTTCTCAATTTCATCGAATAAAATGACAGAGAATGGGTTATTTTTAACTTTCTCTGTTAGTTGACCACCTTCTTCATATCCAACATATCCTGGAGGAGAACCAATCAATCTTGATACCGTGTGTTTTTCCATAAACTCGCTCATATCAACACGGATAACATTATCTTCAGAACCAAAAATCAAATTAGATAGTGTTTTTGCTAGGTATGTTTTACCAACACCGGTGGAACCTAAGAAAATAAAAGAACCAATTGGTTTTTTGTTATCTTTAATACCAACACGATTTCTTCTAATAGATTTTGATATTGCGGTTATCGCTTCATCTTGACCGATTACTTTTTCTGAAAGTTTAGTCTCTAAATTTAGCAAATTAGACACTTCTTTACTATCCATCTTTGAAATTGGGATACCAACCATATTTGAGATGATATCATATACATCATCAACATTCACCGGTATTAAAAAGTCTTTTTGTTTTTCTAACCATTTAGCTTTTTCGTCATCTAACTTTTTAATCACCTTCTTTTCTTCATCTCTTAATTTAGCAGCAACCTCATAAACTTGTTTTTTAACAACTTCATGTTTTTTCTCCTTAATTGTTTCGATTTCTTTTTTTAATTTCTCAATTATTTCTGGCGCTTTTGTAACAACTCTTTTTTCTGATCCTAATTCATCCAATACATCAATAGCTTTATCGGGGAATTGTTTATCGGTCATAAATCTACCAGACAATCTAACGATTGTTTCAATAACCTCATTACCATATGAAACTCTATGATATTCTTCATACGAATCTTTAAGGTTTTTTAAAATTTCAACAGTTTCGTTTTCTGTTGGTTCTTTTAAAATAATTTTCTGGAATCTTCTAACTAACGCACCGTCTTTTTCGATGTGTTTTTTAAATTCATCAAATGTTGTTGCACCTATACATTGCATTTCACCTCTAGCTAATGCTGGTTTTAAAATATTTGCAGCATCCATTGAACCTGATGCATTACCAGCACCAACCATAGTGTGTAGCTCGTCAATAAACACTATAACATCGGGGTTCTCTTGTAACTCATGCAAAATCGCTTTAATTCTTTCTTCAAATTGTCCACGATATTTTGTACCAGCAACTAATGACGTTAAATCAAGTGATACTAATCTTTTATCAATCAAATTTGAAGGACAATCACCCTTTGATATCATTAGTGCTAATTTTTCAACTAAAGCCGATTTACCAACACCAGCATCACCAACAATCACCGCATTGTTTTTCTTTTTTCTTGAAAGAATTTGCGCAATTCTCTTAACTTCCTTATCCCTACCAACAACAGGATCTATTTTTCCTTCTTCCGCCATCTTAATCAGGTCTCTAGAAAAATTATCTAAAATAGGTGTTGTTGAGTTAACCCTTTTGTTTTTAGGATTAGCTCTAGGGTTCTCTTCATAACCAAAATCTACTGCCATATGCTATTCTTTTAAATTTATCACAAACATAACTAAAAAAACCGAAAAAAACAAAATATGGTTCAGACAAAATGTCTAAAAAAATGTCTAACGAATGTCTAAATGTCAGCTTTAGACATTTGGTTCACAATTTGTAAATTGTAAATTAAAATAAAATAAAACTATATGATTACATTATTTAAAGACCCTTTTTTTGAAGCGTTTGATAAAGTATTAGATGCTTCTCGCTACACAGTTAGCCCACAAACTAATATTCACAAAACAGAGAGTGAATATAAAATAACAATGTCATTACCTGGTTTAACCAAGGATGATTTAAAGATTTCATTAAAGGAAGGTATTCTTAAAGTATCATTCGAGAAGAATGAGAAAGATGAAAGAACACATTTCGTTGATAATTTCACCAAATCATATAATATACCTGATGATGTTAGAGAAAAGGATATTGTTGGTAAGGTTGAAAACGGAATACTGGTGTTAACCCTACCAATAGATAAGAAAAAGTCGTTAGAAAGACTGATTTCACTTAACTAAACCTTCCATTTATGTGAATTAAAGCCCCGATTGATTTGGGGCTTTATATTTATGTATAAAATCATTATATTTCTAAAAAAAAGTTATGGCAATATTATCAGAAAGAATTGAAGGTAAAAACATATCGGTTGATATTAAATCAAGTAACATAAAATCAGCATTATATAATACAGAAACTAAACTATTAACGGTTGTATTCAATAACGGTAGTATTTATGAATACGAAGATGTTTCATGGGAATTGTTCACCAAGTTTAGGATGAGTGATTCTCAGGGTGCATTTTTAAATGCTAAAATAAAGAATGCACACACCTATAAAAAGGTAAGTTAATGAAAAACCTAGTAGACGAACTTTTAGAATTATCCGATCCAGAAACCGATAGTAAAATTATTAAGTCATTTCAGCTTAAGGATACGTTGTGTCCAGAAGTATTTGATAATAATGGGTCTGGTGGGTATGCACTTAAAAAAGAAGTGTCAGATAAGTTACTAGAGATAACTGATAATTTCATAGACTTCATAGGTGTTGATTTTTTCATACATGATGTTATTTTAACTGGTTCATTAGCAAACTACAATTGGTCTGAATATTCAGATGTAGATTTACATATTTTAATAGATATGGATGAGCTTAATGATGATGACACTAATTCAATGGCTTTACATGATATTGTTAAAGAATTCTTTGATGCAAAAAAGAATGTTTGGAACGAGAAGCATGATATAAAAATAAAGGGGTTTGATGTTGAATTATATGTTCAAGATGTCAACGAAGAACACGTATCATCAGGTGTATACTCAGTGTTAAATAACGAGTGGGTGGTTGAACCATCTATGAAAAAAGAAAACATTGATACTAAAAAGATATTAGAAAAGGGTGAATTCTTTGCAAAGAGAATAGACCAACTAATTGATTATCATGAGAATGGTAAAGATATTGATAAGATGGCTTTAGATCTAAGAGATAAACTAAAGAAATTTAGAAAAAGTGGTTTAGAGTCGGGTGGGGAATACTCTTATGAGAACTTAACATTCAAACTTTTAAGGAGAAATGGGTATATTGAGAAGTTAATGAATCTTAGAAACAGTATTTCAAACAAAAAATTATCCCTACCATAATTGTTAACTGTATTTTTTTCCTTTTCCCCTGTATTTATAGGGTAAGAATAAGCTTATTTATAATTTAAAAACAATGGGAGATATTAAACCTATCGGTAGTGAAAAGTTACAAGGGGATGACAAATTCAAAAGAATTCTTGAGTTAACTTACTACAATCAGAAATCGTCAAATCAAAAAGCATCTAAAGCTGAATTAGTTAAAGAAAGCTCTAATGGTGTTTATGGTATTGTAAGAGAGAAAGACGGTTATTATGTTAAAAAAGGATTGAACGAATCATCACTAGATTACATTGGTGGTATGTTCATGAAAAATAAAAACAAATTTAGTTCATATGCTGAAGCACTTAAAAGATTAGAACTTTTAAAGGGCCAAGAAATGTTAAACGAAGATATTACAAAATATGTTCTAAAACCAAACAAAGCAAAGCAAGAAGCACCAATGCCAGAACCTGCTGTTGATAGTGCACCAGCACCGTCAATGCCATCTGCTGAGGCTGAACCAGCACCAGCTACAGATGCACCAAGCGATTCTACTAACGAACCATTACCTGGTGGAGATGATATGGCACCTGAAGCACAAAGCCCAGAAGAAAGTAAGCGTTCTGATTACATGGCTGAAATACAAAAATTTTCAGGTAAATTAGGTCAGGAACTTAGAGATCAACAACCTAAAATGGAAAGCGATGATATTAAGTATGTTTTAAACATGATTATATCTGCTGTTGATCTAGACAAGTTAGAAGATGACGATATTGAAGAGATCGGTAAGAAATTTGATAGAGATGAAGAAGAAATGGGTTCAGAAGAAATGCCAGCTGATGATGAAGGTCCAGATTTTGAACCAGAATCAGATGAAGCCGCACCTGCACCTGAAGATGATTTAGCAGAAAGAATGTCTAAGTTAGAAGAGCTTATTAATTCAAAACTTGGTGATGATACCAATGGTCATGAAGAGGCTTTAGATGAATTATATTTTGATTTTGAAGATGGTGGTGATGAAACCATGGATCCAGAATCAGAAGAAGAAAATTCTGATTTAGAGATAACTCACGAATTATCAGACATAAACGAAGCAATTAACACAACGTTAAGTAAATATTTTGAATAAATGTACCTTCTATATATTAACGAATTAGGTCAAGACTATAAAGGCCAGAGACAATACGAATTTATCTTTGGTAACGACCCTGATACGTTAGTTGAGGAATGGTTTATAATTCCATCTGCCGGTAGGGCGATACCACCAGAAGTAGAATCAATAGATTTAGTTGGTCTACTTAAGAATTCTGATTTAAAGCTTGAATTAGTACAGAATTCTGATTATTTTGGTGTTATTGATGCGGTTGATGGAATTGTTGCTTTAGGGTGGGAGGCATTTGATATTGAGGCAGAAGAAAGACCAATTAGGGTTTCTTTTCATTTTGCTGAAGAATTAGATAGTGTTACTGAAAAATTAGCAACAAAAGGACTTAGATTAATTAACGAAGAAATTAAATATAAATTAAAATGAACAGAGCGGAAACAATTGAAAAGCTAATCAAAGAAGGTTTTTCAGAAAAAACATTAGTTAAATTTAATGATAATCAGTTAAAGAAATTTGCTGGTAAAATATTAAAAGAAGCTCAAACTGTTACAACAACTAAAACTATTTACACAGCTGGTGATCCAAAAGATAAAGCGGCTGTTAATGCAATTTTAGATAAAGCGGCACACGATCCAAGTATTCTTAAAGATAAGAATATTGAAGTTAAGGAGGAAGATGTTGATATTAAGAAGGATAAAAAGAAAAAGACTAAATCGGCAATTAACTTAAAAAACATTAATGAGTTTGTTAACAATGTAGTAGATAAGAAATATCACACAATGACAACAAAATTAGAAATGGTTGAATTAGTTAAATCAAAAATGAAGACAATTGTGTCAGAAGATTTAACAGAAAAAAGAATGCCAAAATTACCAGAATTCATGTCATTTGATTCTATTGTATCTGCAGCTAAGCCAGAAGAGGCACCAGCTCAACCTGAGGTTATCCCTGATACACCTACAAGGGAAACACCAAGCAGAGAAGATAATCCTAGAAAAAGACCATTTAGAAATCCAAATGAGGAACCGGCCGTTGATCCAGATCCAAAAGCTAAAATAAAAAAATTACATAGATCTAAAATGTCTATGGCAGCAGAATAATTTTAACTATGAAATTAACAAAAAAAGAGTTATTATTGAAGTTAAGAGAAAACCTTAACGAGATGCCAATGACTTTTGATACACCAGATAGTAGACCCAACCCAGACGTTGAGAGGGATTTGGCAAATAAACAACATACATTTAAGAAAGTTAATTTTCCTAAAAATGTTGAGGAACCACATTCAAATTTTGAAGAATTTTTAGCGTCTAAACGTTATAAGCAAATTGTTGATAACGTTAGAGATAATTTAGGTATGCCATTAGGTGTTGGTGAACAAAACATGCACACATTGAACAGTACAATGGCGCAATGTCAAAGAGAAGTTTCAAGAATAGAATCACAACACGCAACTGAATTAGCCGCATTAGCAGTACAACTGGTAATGAAAGAGTTAGGGGTTGAAGAGGGTGATATCAATTATGAAGCTAAAATTGAAATTCCAAGTAGTGAAGGTTTCAAAAACTCACCTCCTGGTGAAATGGAACCGGAAGAAGTAGAATTAGAGAAAGAACTTTTTGATGAATTAGATGATTTTACACTAGAAAGAGCAAAAAGAAGAATGATCAATGCTATGATGCAAGGTGCGTCGACTAAAGGTCATTTTATGTTTCATTACGTAAGAGAAGGTTTACAAGAAATAACAGGTCAAGCGGATAGACTAATATCAATGTACGGCGCTTTAATGTCAGCAGCGGATGCTATGTTATGGCAAGGAAGTAATAGAGGATTAGGTGTTGGTGGTGGCGGAGGTACTCCAATGGTTGCAGGTAAAGAACGAGCATATCCAAATGAAAATCCACCAAGAGTTGTTGCAACAGCAATTAACTTCCCAATATTAGTTCATGAATTAATTAAAGGAACATACGAAGTTATTTCGGCATTACACGGTCAACCAAAAGATAAAGATTTGGCTAGAAGAGTAATGGACAAAGAAGATAGTAAAAATAAAGAGATTTGGGACTTTAGATTAGGACCAGCAATCTGGGATATACTTAAAGATTCATTTCCTGAAGATACCATTACAGAAGAAGATAAGGTTGGTATTCAATTAATTATGTTCCAGACAATCGTTTCAAAACCCGCTAAAGAATTCTTAGTTTTCATGAAAGAAGTTCTTTCTGGTAGTGATACTGGTAAGAGATTAATGAAAACATTATATGATATGATTAATGGTGAAATTAATGACTATGATTATAAAGTAGCAATGAATGATTTTAACGAAACGTTAGAGACCACATCAGAAAATACAGACGATGACGATTTCCTAGATTTTCTTCAAAGTATGGGAATAGATAAACCAAGAGATTAAGTTAAAGTGGTCAAATCGACCACTTTTTTCATATTTATACGTATGAGTCAAAAAATAGAACAATTAAAAGAATATGCGCGCATAATAAAAGATACACCATATGCACTTAGAACATATCTGCAGACTTTTGATAACACACAAAAGAAATTTGTGCCGTTAGAATTGTTTCCTGATCAAATACAGTTGTTAAAAGATTATGAAACATATAATGAAAATATTACTAGAAAATATAGACAAGCCGGTGTTACAACAGTAACAGCAGCATGGTTATCAAAAAAATTACAATTAGCAAAACCAGAAAATCCTGAAAGGGTTTTAATTATTGCAAACAAAAGAGACACCGCAATTGAGATGGCGAATAAGGTTCGTCATTTCTTAGATCAATGGCCAGAATGGTTGAACGTGGGGTTCTCACCAGATAAAAACTCGGAGAGTAGATTTAGATTAAATAACGGATCAGAAGTAAAAGCCGTTGCAACATCTGCGGATGCTCTTCGTGGTTTTACACCTACGGTACTTGTATTTGACGAGGCTGCATATATTGAGGCCGGAGAAGACTTCTGGGCGGCTTCTATGGCGTCTTTGTCTACCGGTGGTAAGATTATATTAATTTCAACACCAAACGGTTATGATCCAATTTATTATGGTGTTTATGAACAAGCAATTAGAGGTATAAATGATTTTCATATTACTGATTTAAGATGGTTTAAAGATCCAAGATATACTAAAGACTTAGTATGGGTTAAAGTACCAGATATTGTACATTACATGTTAAATAGAGAGCAGTATAATGATGATGAGGTTCTATTAAAAGAATTTGATTTAACAAAGTATAATGAACTATTAGATGCTGGTTATCAACCATATTCATCTTGGTTTGAATCAATGTCTAAAAAATTCAAATATGATAAAAGAAAAATCGCACAAGAGCTTGAATGTGACTTCTTAGGATCTGGTGATAGTGTTATTCCAAACGAAACAATGGAAAAAATCGCCAAAAACATGATTAAACAACCGAAAGAAAAATACATGCAAGGGTTACTTTGGCAATGGAAGGAGCCAGAACAAGGTCATAGATATATTATGGGGGTTGATGTTAGTAGAGGTGATAGTGATGACTTTTCAGCAATAAACATTGTTGATTTTGATGGTAGAGAACAGGTTCTTGAATATGTTGGTAAGATGCCACCAGATGATTTAGCATCTGTTGCATATAAATGGGGTATATTATATGACGCGTTTATTGTTATTGATATTACTGGAGGTATGGGTGTTGCAACATCAAGAAAGTTACAAGAGTTGGGGTATAAAAATTTATTTATAGATGGGATTAATACAAAAAATGTTTGGGAATATAATGCCAAAGCAATGGAAAAAATACCTGGTATTAATTTTAATAATAAAAGAACACAAATTGTTGCTGCATTCGAGGAACAATTGAGACATGATTTTGCTGTTAGATCAAATAGATTATTAAATGAACTTAATACATTCGTTTATATCAACGGTAAACCAGATCACATGAAAGGCGCTCATGATGACGCAATTATGAGTATAGCAATAGCATTGTATGCTGGAGACATTTCTTTTACACAACTAGTAAGAAACGAACAACAAAATAAAGCGATGCTTGAGTCTTGGGTTATGTCCGAAAGAACATATCAAGCACCACAAACAGAAAACTATTCATATGGTACAAGTTTTGACCAAGTTGGTATGATGCAGATCGATAGTTCACCATATGCTAAGAGTAGTAGTTCTCAGCCAGCAAAAGAACAATATCAACAGTATAACTGGTTGTTCGGTACAAATAAAAAGGCTTTATAATTACATAAAAATTGATTAGATTAAATACAATAGTATTTATATAGTATGGCGAATCAAGATTTGACAGTTTTTCAGAAATTAACCAAGATATTTGGTTTTCAAAACAGTGGGGCACAGAATCCACCGTCATTTAACTTTTCAAGAGAAGAGTTATTGAAAACAGATGATCCGGTTGAGTTTGAAAAAGCAAAATTACAAGCACAACAATCACAGTTCCTTTTTGACAAATGGGCTAAGTTGGATAATTCATTATACAATCAATCTGTATATTATGAACCAAACAGACTTGCGGCTTATTATGACTATGAATCTATGGAGTTTACTCCAGAAGTATCAGCAGCGTTAGATATCTATGCTGAGGAGTCAACAACAATGTCAGAAAAAGGATATATTTTAAATGTTTATTCTGAATCTAAAAGAGTTAAAAATGTATTGGTAGATTTATTTGAAAATAGATTAGATATTAATACAAATTTACAAATGTGGGCCAGAAACGTATGTAAGTATGGTGACAACTTTGTTTATTTAAAAAGTGATCCTGAAAGAGGTATTGTTGGGTGTCATCAATTACCTAATATTGAGATAGAAAGAATTGAAGGTGCACAATCAAAAACACCAAACATGAGTGACATAAAATCCCCGATTCGCGAATTGAGATTTGCATGGAAAAATAGGGATATGGAATTTCAATCTTGGGAACTTGCACATTTTAGGCTATTAGGTGATGATAGAAAGTTACCATATGGTACTTCTATGTTAGATAAGATTAGAAGAATTTGGAAACAACTTTTACTCGCTGAAGATGCTATGTTGATTTATAGAACATCAAGGGCACCAGAAAGACGTGTGTTTAAAATATTTGTTGGAAATATGGATGATAAAGATATCGAACCATATGTACAACGTGTTGCAAATAAATTTAAAAGAGATCAGGTTGTCGATAGTAGAAATGGTCAGGTAGATATGAGATACAATCAGATGGCTGTAGATCAAGATTACTTTATACCTGTTCGTGATCCGGCTGCACCAAGTCCTATTGAAACACTAGCTGGCGCACAAAACTTAGGTGAGATCGCGGATATTGAATACATCCAAAAGAAATTATTAGCTGCTCTTCGTATTCCCAAGGCGTTCTTAGGTTTTGAAGAAGTTGTTGGTGATGGTAAGAATCTCGCATTAATGGATATTCGTTTTGCTAGAACAATTAATAGAATACAAAAATCATTAGTACAAGAGTTAAATAAAATAGCTTTAATTCATTTATACCTTTTAGGTTTAGAGGATGAATTAGAAAACTTTACATTAGGTCTAACTAACCCATCATCTCAATCAGATTTATTAAAGATTGAGCAATGGAAAGAAAAGGTTACCTTATATAAAGACGCAACATCAGATCAATCACAAGTTGGTATTTTACCAGTGTCACATACGTGGGCTAAGAAGAATATCCTCGGTATGAGTGATAATGAAGTATTGTTAGATTTACAACAACAACGTATTGAAAGAGCTATGGGTGCCGAATTACAAAACACATCACAGATAATTAAAAGATCTGGTGTGTTTGATGAAGTGGATAGTAAATATGGTATACCAGAAGAGGAAAGAGCTAAAATAGAAGCACAAGCGCCAGAAGGTGGTGACGAGGGTGCGTTAGGTGGTGGAATACCAACCCCTAGTCCAGCTCCATCAGGTGGTGAAGCTTCTGAACCATTAAGTGAACAAAAGAAATTTAAAAAAATAAATAGTGTTTTAGGTGAGTCTCAAGAAATGAACGATTTATTTGATCTTGAAAAGGCACAGAAGAATATTTATGAAATAGAGAATAAATTGAACGACATTTTAAACGATTAAAAATGAACAAATTCGGAGCTATTAAAACCAAAATGTTAACTAAAATAACAGAATCTTATTCTAAACAAAATAAGAATGAAGTAAGAGATATGTTAAACACAATTAAAGAAAACAAAGCATTTAAAGAAATGTATTTGTTTTATGAAGAAATTGAGAATAAATATTTTGATAATAAAGAAATTGCGAAATTATATGTTGAGGGATTAAACACTTATTTTAGCCAACCAATGGGTAATTGGAACGATTTAAATATGTTTTGTGAGTCATTACATAATAAATTAAGTGATGTTAAAATAGAAACTAACGAGTTATATGAGTCTTTAGATATATTATCTGAAAAAGATTCATTATCAAACATTGAAAAAAAGGTTATTGCAAAAAAGAAATTAGTTGAACACCTAACAACAAAAAAGTCAGTAAAAGCGATTGTTGAGGATAGTACATATACAGCAAATGAAAATTTGTTACATGCGGTGTTGGTAAATAATTTTAATACATTATATGAGAATACTTTATCTCAAGAAGATAAAGAAGCACTTAAAAATATTTTAGAATTAAACGGTGAAGATTTGGTGGTGAGGACCAAGGAATTAAAAGAAACTATTTTAAATAAGGTAGAGAATATTTTATCAGAATCAAAGGATGGAGATTTAGGTGACAAGCTTCAATCAGTTAAGAATGAGGTGAACACCATGGAGCTATCAAAATACAATTATTACAGATTAACACAATTAAAAAATGGTCTTGATTAACTAAGACCATTTTTTAGTTTTTCCACATAAATAGCTTTTAATACTTCAGCTCTTCTTTTAACTGAAGGTTTAACAAATTCTTGTCTTTCCCTTAGTTGTATAATCTGTTTAGTTCTTTGAACTTTACTTTTGTAGGTCTTTAGAGCACTTTCGATGCTCTTTTCTTTTTTCATGTCAATTATTATCATAAACTATAAATATTTTTGTTTTATTTTTTGGAAAATTAAGAATTTTTTCTTATTTTTTACTATATCACCATAATATAAATAAAATTATGAAAAAAATTAATGAAAATTGGAAAATTTATTCCACTAGGAGACCACAAGGATGTTAAAGTTGGTTATGGAACAGTAGATTTTAAGAATCTAAAAACCGTTTATATAAAAATGAACGCATGGGTAGAACCCGATAATGAAAATGAAGACTTTGATAAAACAATATCTAGGACAAGAAAAAAGATAAAAGACTTCATAAGAGACTATGACTTAGGGGAAAACTTTAAAAGAGAAAGTATTGTTGATCTTGATATTAGAACTAAAGGTATAAAGTTAAATAAAAGATCGTTTATGAATTTAGAGGTTACCCTGTTCGTAGACAAATTTTTTGATGTTAAAGCTAATTTTATGAAAAGTTTAATGAAAAATTTCATTCATGAGTCAATTGACACCTGTTTAGCCGATAAAACATTATTCAATTTTAATAAAACTAAGATTTGATTTAATTATCCTTGTATTTATATGGTATATTAATATATCATAAATGAAAGTATTAGGGCCTAATGAATCTGGTAGAGGGATTTTGATTGAATATGACGCAGGACATATATCACCAGAAGAATTAAAAAACAAAAACATAATAACAGAAATACAGAATAAGGATACTGATCAAGACCTTATTCTGTATGCTGTTTTACAAAAATATGATACCCCAAATAAGAACGGAAGAATATATCCGGAAATGTTACTTAAAAGGGAAAATGAAAAGTATCAACAAATAATCAGAAAAGGTTCGGCTCTTAACGAACTTAATCACCCATCATCATCACTTATTGATTTAGATAGAGTTTCCCACACAATTACAGAAACGTGGTGGGATGGTAAAACTTTAATGGGTAAAATCAAAATATTAACGTCACCAGGTTGGAAGAAAATGGGTATTGTTAGCTGTAAAGGTGACCAAGCCGCTATGTTACTTCTAAATGGTGTTACTTTAGGTATCTCCTCAAGAGGTGTTGGATCATTAAAACAAATAAAGGGACAAAATATTGTACAAGAAGATTTTGAACTAGTTTGTTTTGATTTAGTATCATCACCATCAACGCCAGGTGCTTACGTTTTTCAAGATATTGCTGACAAGGATAAATTTAACGAAACTGTTGAAGAAAAATCCACATTAGATGATAGAATGAAAAAATTGATGGGTAATATAGATAGTTTCCTTAAAAGATAATTAATAAAACGAGAAAAAACCATCTTTTTTGATATTGAAAAAGAGATTTTTTTGATTATACACATATTTATATAATAAATCAAATAAAACAAATGAGCGAAAAATCGATTTTAGAACAAGCACTACTTCAAGTTAATACACTTGAAGAAGCAGTAAAGCAAAATGCAAAAGGTATACTTTCTTCAGTAATGAAGCAAGAACTAAACGAATTGCTTAAAGAATCAGAAGAAGAGGGTGATGCTGAAGTTAACGCTGAAGTAGGCCCTGAAGAAGAGGAGTCACAAGATATGTCTGAGCAGCCAGCAGATGATGAAGATGCAGCTGATGAAGATGATGATGAAATCCCCTCAATAAATGATGAACCATCAAAAGATATCGATGGTGAAGAATCAGATATGGAAGACGATGAGTTTTCTGATGATGAAGCGCCAGAAGATGATGAGTTTTCGTCTATGGATATGCCATCAGATGATGACGACACATTAGACATGACAGGGGCCGCAGATGATGAGGTTCTTAAAGTGTTTAAAGCTATGTCAGATGAAGACGGTATTATCGTTAAAAAAGACGGTAACCATGTTGAACTTTCAGATGGTGATGATGAGTATATCATCAAATTAGACGAATCTGATTTTTCATCTGAAGACGAAATGTCTGAAGAATGGAATGAAGAGAAGGAAATGGATGATGAAACAATCTATGAAATCGAGTTAGATGATGAGCCAGAATCTGAAGAGGAAATGTCTGAAGAAGATATGCCTGCTGAAGAAGAGGTTGATGAAGCTGCTCGCACTAAGTGGAATGTACACGGTGGTGATAGAGCAGGTTTGAAGAGCAAAAAAGTTTTTGCAGCTGGTGCTAAGCATGAATCAAAGCAAGCATCAAAAGCAATTAACGAAGAAGTTGAAAATCTTAGAAAACAAAACGGCGAATATAAAAAAGCGTTAGTTATGTTTAAAGATAAATTAAACGAAGTTGCTGTTTTCAATGCTAACCTTGCTTACGCTACAAGATTATTCACAGAACATTCAACAACAAAACAGGAGAAATTGAATATTTTAAAGAGATTTGATTCAATTTCAACTATAAACGAATCTAAAAATCTATACAATTCTATTAAAGCAGAATTAGACACTAAAAAACCAGTGACTGAGGCTGTTGTTGATAAAATTGCTAATACAGCGTCAACATCTTCTTCTCAAGAAGTTTTATCTGAGTCAAAAGCTTATGAAGCCCCTCAGTTCAAGAGAATGAGAGATTTGATGAGTAAATTAAAATAATAAAAAAAAACTAAAACCAAAAAAAATACTAAAATGGGAGCATTATTAGAATCAGGTATGGTAGGTAACATCGGTCTTAAGCACCTTCGTGTTATCAAAGAAGATACCATCAAAAAATGGGATGACTTAGGATTCCTAGAAGGCCTAGACGGTCACCAAAAAGATAACATCGCGCAATTGTATGAAAACCAAGCGTCTTATTTAATCAACGAAGCAGCAGTTTCTGATGCTTCTGGTTCTTTCGAGACTGTGGTATTCCCAATTATCCGCCGTGTATTCTCTAAATTATTAGCAAACGATATCGTTTCTGTACAAGCTATGAACTTACCAATTGGTAAATTATTCTACTTCGTACCTAAAATCCAAGAAAGACAATCTAACGCACACAGAACACCATTCGGTATGCCAGGTAACAATGACGCATCTACTTTAGGTTATGAAACTGGTACTACAGATCCAAGAAGTCTTTATGACCGTTTCTACGAAGCAAATGATGCAGCTGATGCTGGTATCTATGATTATTCTAAAGGAGCTTTCTCTGCTGTAACTATCAGCGGTGCTTCAGTTGTAACTTTCGCTAATGGCGCAGTTTCTGATGTAACTAACGCTTCTTTAACTGGAACTTCTCAATCTTCATTGATTCTTAAGTTCTCTGGTTTCACAAAAGATGGCCAAGGTAAATTAATTGGACCTAACGGTTCTGTAATGGATACTGAAGAATTCTTAGCTTCAGCTGTAGTTAACTACTCTGGTGTTGCAAGAAACTTCAACATTGTTACACAAAAATATGGTAAGGGTATCGTTGAGTATGGTGCTAAATCAACTACTGCAACATATCCTTCTGGAAGATTCCAAGATATTTGTGATGAAGAAGGTACAATCTATGTACAAGTAGATTTACAAGGTTATTCATCAACTTCTGGTTTCTCTAACTTAACTTTACCTTCAGGTTTCACTGCTGATAAAGTAACTTTAGTTTTCAGAACTTATGATACCTTAGAATTCGAAGATCAAATTGGTGAAGTATCATTTGACCTTGCTTCAGTAACAGTTTCTGTAACTGAAAGAAAATTAAGAGCTAGCTGGTCTCCAGAATTAGCACAAGACGTTTCTGCGTTCCATAACATCGATGCTGAAGCTGAATTAACAGCTTTATTATCTGAGCAAATTGCTGCTGAGGTTGACCGTGAAATTTTACGTGACCTTAGAAAAGGTGCTGCTTGGACTGCTAAGTGGGATTACAACGAGTGGAAATACGGTGCTACTGGAAACACTCCGTTCATGGGTTATACTCAAAAGGATTGGAACCAAACTTTGGTTACTAAAATCAACCAAATTTCAGCTCAAATCCATAAGACTACATTAAGAGGTGGTGCTAACTGGATCGTTGTATCTTCAGAAGTTTCTGCTGTATTCGATGATTTAGAATATTTCCACGTATCTAATGCTGGTCCTGAGCAAGACTCATACAACATGGGTATTGAGAAAGTAGGTACACTTGCTGGACGTTACCAAGTATACCGCGATCCATATTTACCAGCTGGTAAAATTTTGATCGGTCACAAAGGTAAGTCATTATTGGATGCTGGTTATATCTACGCACCTTACGTGCCGTTACAATTAACTCCAACAATGTACAATCCATTTAACATGACACCTATCAAAGGTATCATGACAAGATACGCGAAGAAAATGGTTAACAACCGTTACTTCGGTCTGATCAACGTAAGTGGTTTACAAACTTTCGATATGAACACTTTAAGATAATCTTAAACTAATCATAGTAAAAACCCTCACAGAAATGTGGGGGTTTTTTATTTTTATAAAATTTCGTATATTTGTGTTTATGGGTGAAATTGTTGACTATAGTAAACTTAGATTAGATGTCCTTGAAAAGATGATATACCAACGAGGTATTGATTGTAAAATGAAAAAGGATGAGATGATAAAGGTTCTTAAGCTATATGACGAGGGTAAGTATGTAGAACCTATGTTGGAAACAACTTATGATAAATGTGACGGGGGATTTACTATAGGAATAGATTTAAGAAATCATACACAACTGGTACAAATGGGTAAATTGGTTGAAAAAAAAGAAGGTAAGAGTCTACATAGGTTTTCTTCCGGTAGAGCCTACTACTGGGGCCCAAATAAGCTTATTTAAGGTGCTTTCTTATCTTTCTTGCGCTCTTCATAGCTTGGTTCAAGATAAGCCTTAATTAGGTCCTCAAATTCAATATAAACTTCTGCTTTGTTTTCTGGTGTTATCTTTAAACAATAGTAATCTGCATTATATAATTCATCAACGTTTGTTGTAACAGTATCTTCATCATATATTAAATCTTCAGCAAAAAAAACAACACCATCTTCGTATAATTGGGTGTCATCCTCAAATTCTCTGTATGCATCTTCCCAAGAATTATTATCCTCAAAATCAGGGTCGTCTTCATTTACCCTATGATAATATCCTTGATAATATTCATGTGGAACATCATCAACGTGCACAATATAAGTTTCTTTACTGTCTTTTTTCTTAACTAGAGCCCATTCGTCATACGAAACCAATACATCTACTAGGGGTATTCTCCCCTCGTTTCTTTCATCAACAAATCCGAAACTACTGTCATATGATTCAAGTAGGGTTTTTAATTGAGATTCGGATATAACTATTTTCATATTACCAAGTTTTGCAGGCCCAATATCTTGGTTTCCAGCGTGGACCGGGATTTGCACAATTATGTCTTGCTCTAAATGATTTTCTTCTTTCTGGGTTATTTTTCTTAATAACCATTCTTTTACCCTTGGCTGATTTACCACCAAAACCAAAGTTTACTTTAACAACTTTACCTTTATCGTTTTTAACATAAACTTTAAATTTCTTAACATCACCCTGCATAATTTTACCCAATTGAACTTTGCGTCCTTGGTATTCCGCTTCATTCAACATGTTGTTAAAAACAAAATTGGTGTTCTGTACTGAACCACTTTCGTCTTCATATACCAATACAGGGGTTTCTTCATTATATTCAAATAATCTTTTGAACTGATCTTCTGTAATTTCAATGATTTTTCTTTTTTTCACGCTTTCGTCAAATTTAGTCATTGTTGGTTTATTACCCTTACCCGGTTTTGGGTCTTTTTTTTCTGCACGTCTTTTTTGTGATGTCATGGCTTTTTTTTCTTTTTTATCATACGAAGAAGCTATTTTAGGGGTATCTTTTGATACTTTTTTTGATGGTCTACATTTTGGATATGCTTTTCTTCCTTTTTCACCATTAGCACTACTTCTACCACATGGCGGGTGTTTACCGTTAACTTTTTTACTTACATCTACCCATTTTTCTTTAAACCACCTACCTAAATCTTCTTGTAAAACATCACCGTTTTTAAGTGACACTTTAACATATTGTAGATCTTCTTCGTTAATATGAATTTTCATTTTATTTCTTTTTGCTACAGTATGAACCAGAACATTGTTTTTTACCGTCAAGCCCCTTTATTTTACCCTTACAAACCTGAACCGCATAGCCATTTGCATATGCTGAAGGGTATACCTTGAACTTAGATTTTGCTGCTGAAATACCTCTAGAGCATAATTTATTACCCTTTTTTTCTGCCTCCGAAAGGTTTTCTTGTTCAAAATTTCCTTTAATGAAATTTGCCACCTCTTCGACATCATCTTTTGATGTGGTAATGTGATCACCAGCCCACGCATGTTCACCAGTAACTAACTTAGGAAAGTTTGGTTGATGTTTGTATGATAAGATTGTTTCAATATCTTCTTTTATTTGATATAAATTTTGTAACACCATATATGTACCATCATCAGTTATATGGTTGTCATTTTCTTTTATGAGATTAGTTAGGTGTTTTTTCACTATTTTGTTAATATCCATTCTTATAAATATTTTTATTTTTCCGAAATTATTTCAAATTTTATGACATCGTTATAATATATAAACTCATTATGCTTTTTACCTTTAATTTCTAGGTAATATTCTCTAGGTATTAGGTATGATGTATCCAACATAAAGGAGTTTTCATTAGTTTTATCTAATAATGTCCAGTCAAACACATTTACATTTGTTTTTCCTTCTCTAATATATACCCTGTAGTAAACCTCATTGAATAACTCACTTTTAGGTACATCTATAGATCTAAATGTTGTGACAATTTTTCTTATTTCACCTCTTTTTATCTTTTCATTTAATTTTATACCAAAAAATTGTACAGAATATCTTTCTAACTCTTTAATATTTTCTCCTATACTAAAATTAAAGGTATATGGTTTGGGTACGAATTTTTGTATGATTGGGCTAATACCCACACCATCAATAATTAATCCTTTCCATCTGTCATGATAAAACCTTTTACCGTCACATAGTAGCCCATTTAGGCCAAATGTGACCTTATAGATACCTTTTCTTATTTTTCTTGTGGTAAGGTTACCCAACCCAGAAAGAACCGCACCATTTGTATCTGTTATGTCAACAGTTGGAAGTGTGGCCAGATTATAGAAATTGTTTCCCTTAGTTACATATAGGTATAAATTTTGATTAACATTTTCAATAAAATTTTGCCTATTATCGTCAATTGTGTCTTCAAAATATGTTTCAACAAATGGTTCAAAAAATGTTTGGGTATACTTTGTGAAAAATGCAACGGATTGATCTACCTCAGATTCTATATCTTGATATAACACAGAAAACGCTAATCCCAATCCATGATCAGTATTACCAGAGACTATTAATCCGTTTACATAATTTGTAATATCCGCTTTAATATCTTCATTTCCATTATCAAAATGAATAGTTTTAATTATAACCGGGTTGTTGGAATAAACACCGTCTGCGGACCATTTATCAAGTGTGGTTCTATTAAACCAGTTTGATGGCCTTTCATCAAATGTATTGTTACCATCTGTAAAGTCAAACACTTGATCTTCGTAATCAAAACCAATACCTTCGTCCCAGTATTCGGGAACTTTAAAAATAATTAAATCAAATGATGTTGTTCTATCTCTACCTCTACCATTTTTTTGTCTAAGAAGTGTTTCATCACCAAAAATAGTGTTTGTTAAGTGTAGGGTATGTGTTGTCCCAGATGTGACAACATATTCACCAGAACTGACTTTTCTTTTCAATTCGGTAAAATCCACCTTAAATATGAATTTAGAAAAGGTAGACCCATATATAAGTTCGGTATTAGGGTTCTTCGAGGTATTAACCTGAGAATCCTTTAAAATGGTGTTGTTTTTCTCAAAATAAGAGCGAAAATATGACATCTTTTTATTTAATAAATATCAAATTAATTTATTCTTATCGAAGAATTAATCATATCTATTTTTGCACGCTCTATTAGGCGCTTTAAGCTGTCTGTGGTGGCTTTAAAATACTTTGGTGGGGTAATTATACCGTGAGTGTGATTTAACAGAATAAGGGTAATAAGCTCAAGTATTTCTATCAATTTTTCACCTCTAACGGAAGAAAATGTATTTGGTAGAATTCTCATTAAATAATCTTCTTGAGTATATTCATATTTGTCCAGAGCACCAAAATCAATGTTCTTACCATCAACACCACTATTGGTTGTTGACATATGAACAATATGATCAGCAGTAAGTGCTGCGAATGTTTGATCCATCTCACTAACTTTTTTAAGATATGGAACTTCTTTTTTTTGTGAAACAATCGGTACTTCTATTGATGTTCTACTATAAACCAAACCAAACCCATTGGTTCTGGTACTGTAATATATGTTAGTTAAAAAATCTGTAGATCCATTCTGATTTCTTAGCTCATTTTTGGGTCTAAAATAAAATGGGTGAGCTGGTAGATCTGGTAGGGTAGGTTCGGTAATAATTAGATTTTCCCTATCAACTCTAGAAATAAAATCTCTAATAAGAATATATGCTTCTTGTTGTTTGTTACTAGATTCTAGTGTTTGGGTATCTTCGTATATTAATTCTGCAGAATCCGGTATATCTAATTCTGTATTTATACCAAAAACATCTGTTTTATATTTTTCACCAAAAGTTTTATTAATTCTATAGATATACAATGTAATCTCTGTTGGTTCTAAAACATTATCTAATTTATATTCAATAACATGTTTAATATCGGTTCTACTTATAACATCGTCAACAATTATTTTTTTATCTAATTGTAATGTTTGTGGAAACTTTTTTAAACTTAATTTAGATTGTTTTTTTGAAAATATTGGGTACTTTGATAACTCTGTTTTAAACTTTGGATTTGTTGCAAATTTATCAACAAGCTTACCAGCTCTAAGTTGTACACCATGTTCTGTTAATATAACGTCTGATCCATAGTTACCAACAAGACCAATATCGTTTAATTTAGGTAGTGTACCAACAGATTCTGCTCTAATAAATCCATCATCAAATGATTTTTTCTCACCAGTAAATGATTTAATTGCTGGGGATTTTTCAGATCGTTTTGCGTATGTGGTTTCTGTTAATTGTGATAATTCATTCTGATATGTATAATCAAAAGTTGTTGTAAATGGGCCTGGAATATATTCCTGGTTTTGTAGATCTTTTTCATTATCATATCTTATTATTTTAACAGCTTGTTCTTTTTGCGGAATAATATTAATATGTGTTGGTAAAAACGGGGAGTAAACAAATGGGTCGTTTGCGCTCCATTGCTCCCACACTGCTATAGATTTAGATCTATCGCTTTCTGTTTCAGAAATGTCTCTAACTCTAATTCTACCTATACCTCTTGGGTCTTTATTATCAACACAGATACCAATATTTACTATTTTCATTTATATCTTTTGTTTAGTTCCACATTAACATTATTATACAATAATTCAATAGATTCTAATTGTTTTGTAAGTTCAATTATAATTTCCTTTGTTTTATCAAACTCACCAATTAAAAAATCTCTAGCATCGACAAGGTCTTTATTACTAGAGTTAACAACATTGTTACCAATTTCTATAACTTTATTTAATTCCATATTATGTTAGTTTACCATGTGCTTTTAAGATTCCTGGTGGTATTATAGCGGCGCCACCTAGTGGTGCAACAGGTATTTGTGCGTAATCTAAACTAACCTGTACAAAAGAGTTTTGATCCATCTCTTTTTGATGTCCTTTAATTATTGATGAGAAAAACGCCACAACATTATTGTCCTGACCATATAGATCACCTGTTGGTATTCCGTTTGCTTCTAGTAATTCACCAATATTCATAATTGCTCTGTCTTCACTATACCCCGGAAGTTTTTTTGATAATTGTAATAATAAACCTGGGATCTTTTGTGATATACCAACTTTTAATTGGTTTAATAATGCTAAAATAGCATTATAAAAATCATCACATGATGCTATACCAATAAATGGAATTAAGGCAGATAAAATTTCGATCAACGATGTTAATATAACTAAGTATCTTTTTTTAGCATTCTTTAAAATTCTTTTTGCTAAATCTTTTAATATTAATGCTAACTGTGGTTTAACTTTTGTCCAAAAAACAGTTAAAAACTTATTAAAGATATCTTTAATAATGTTATACACCATTTTGGTTAAATTCTTAATAATTGTTTGAATTGTTATTACTGCATTTATAACAGCTGATTTTAATATTTTCCAAAGTACAACAACCGGAAAAAACATCTTTGCTGAAAACACTGAAGATATTAACGCTTTAGGTAAATTTTTTAAAGAATTAAAATCAAGATTAGCGGCAAATTGTGGGTATGGTATTGATAAATTTTGATTTGCGGCGTCTTTTGCAACTTTCGATAAAGCGCTATTATATAAATCTGTGATATCATTTTTAGTTGTAGAAAAAAATGCAAATTCTTCAACAATACCTTGATTAACCGGAATAGTAAAATTATTACAATCTGTGAATTTTAATACTTTTTGATATCTTAAATTCTCATCATCAATATCAATACCTTCAACATCATCAAAATTAAAAAACGCGCCTAGATCTACATCACCCTCATTAAACTGATCAACTGGGTTTTGTTTTAATTCATTGTTCTGTGGTTTAGCACAAACTGCACAAATTTTATCAATAACTCTAGTTAATTTATTTACATTAACATCATAGCTTGCGTTTGTTACATTAATACCACCAGCCGGGATTAACATGGAAAAACTATTCTTTAATACATCAGATATTTTTGGAAACTCAATAGTTTCATAATACTTTGTAATAAATTGGTCAACTGTTGTTCCACCAGCTTGAAGCCCCTCTATTTTATATTTTTGAATAGCACTGTCCCATTCCATTGAAAATAGCTGAGTTTCATCTATTGATTGAAAGATATATGAACCACCGCTAAATTTCTCATAAAATATTTTATTCATTTTTATTTTATCACCATTAGCTTGTGGCCCCTCATATATTATTTTACCCAAGCCCGTTTGAGGGTCTGTTTGTAACATATCTAAAAGATCAAATTCTTTTGGGGAAATCGTTAATCCACTAACAGGCATTGGTGTAGTTGTACCGCAATTCATATCACTGTCACTAGCAAAAAACAACTTTCTAACGTTATCTAAAAAAATCGGCTTAACTGATTCGGTTGTTTCTTTAACAGATTCTCTGGTGATTCTTCTTAACATACTTTCACCGTTTTTTTGTTTTACGGGAAGTATTTTTTGTAAATCTGTGGTTATTTTTTCAAATATATTTTCTACGTTTGGTAGTTTCTGTTTTGCTTTGTCAGCATAACTTTCTAATGTACCACCAATCTGTCCTTGTAAATTTTCTAATGTATCGTCATATGTTTTCAATAGATCTTCAACGCCTTTTTTTGTGTCATTGGCTTGTTGAATAATTTTAAACTTGGATTTAATTTCCCTTTGTTTATTTTTAAGATCTACCATTATATTTCATATTTTTGATCCTGGCCTTTATCGTCGTTACCTACTAATTTTTCTAGCAATTCTCTATCCTCGTCTGTTAATGTCATTTTACCTGCTGAAAATTTATCACCAGATGCGGCACCCTTTTGAATAAGGGTATTTTGAATCTTAACTAAAGAGATTTTCTTTTCAGTACATTCATTCAAAATCTTTTGTTGTTCTTTAATTACTGGTCCAATAACAGACATATCCTCAGATTCTTTCATAAAAGAAAGCATCTTTTTCATTATCAATGTAGCGGTGTTTTTTTGCTCCACGATATCGAAATATATTTCTTGCATTAACGATAGCGCAGAGTCTGTATCTAACGCTAAGTTTTTCTTCGGTGGTCTCATACTAATAAATAGGGTTTAATCTAAAAATCCACCTAAAACACCATCATATAGTAATTTGTATCGTTTAAGCGATATTCTAATCTCTTTTGTTGATAATGATGTCATTTCTCTTAGAGATAGGAGGATTAAATTCTTATTAAATTTGTTACCATCACCAATTTGAAAAATCCTATCAAAATTGCTGAATATCTCCAAAAGGGCGTAACCTAATTTTTTTTCATTATCTGTTAACTCTTCAGTCTCAATAAAATCTTCAAGTTTATTTGTTAGGTTGATAATGACTTCAGAATAATCTATATGATATTCATCGATTGTATATGAAAAATCAACCCTGCTCTCAATATCTTCAGAAATATCCTCATATGATATACTTCTGTTTTGATCTTTCGTATCCTTTTGGATGGCCCCCATTAAGTAGTTCTTACATATAGTACCAAAATAGGAATACGCTTTGTGATTTTTTGTATGGTCAAATTTATTTATTTTAGTTATAAGAAAAGACATTGTATCTGTATGTAAGTCCTCAAATTCAAAATCTTTTCTATATAACTTGTATCTTCTTATGATACTCTCAACCATTATAATTAGGGGTTCTCGTAAATATTCGTTGAATATCTTGTTTCTTTCTGCATCGTCACTACTTTCTAGGTAATTAACTACCGCCTTTTCTTGATCCTCCCCAAAATAAACTTTTTGGGTACGTTTTCTTGGCATTAATTTTCATTATAAATTACTTCTCGTTTATTTGTGAAGAAAAATTCTTTTTTGGCGGTTTCAACCCAAAATTTAGCTTCGTTTTCAGCAAGTTTTGTTTTCTCATCATTTTTGTATAACCAGAATAATGAGTCTTCTCTTAGGTTAACGTGTCTATATCCAATTCTAGGTACAACCATGACTTTAGCACCGTTGTGTGTTAATCTTAATAAGAATTCATAACCAAATGTTAGTTTGATGTTTTCTTTAAATCCACCATTTTCACTAACTACTTTCGTTTTATATAATCCACCACTAATTTGGTAGCTTTGATATTCAATTAAAACCTCATTATCTAAAACACCTTGTTTCTCTGAAAATCCATAAGCCCAAACTGATTCATTTGTGAAATTAGTGAAATTACCTTCTTCGTCAACATCTTTAACTATTGGTAAAAAGACATCTACATTTGGATATTCTTTAACATATTGATTAACAGATTTCAACCAAATTTTTTGATATTCGTCATCAATCTCTAAAATTGAAAACCATTCTGTTGTGCAGCTTTTAATACCTTCATTTAGTTGTGAACAAAAGTCAGTTTCACCATTGTGGAGTTTATATTCAACCTCAATTTTTTTACCTAAATCAACGCTATCAAGTTCAGCTTTTAAATTAGCTGGAGCAACGATCATTAATTTAACATCATTATAAAATTCTTTAGCCGACTCAACAGCTTTCTGAAGCATTAATTTATAATCATCGTTTAATTTATGTACCGGTAATATTACTGTTATATTTTTCATACTGTTTCTTCTTGTTTTAATTTTTCTAATCCTTTTGTAATTGTTTCTTTTCTTTTAGAATTGAACGATTCAAAAATGTTAATGGTATTATTTTTGGTGATTTCTTTGTTGTATGGTGCTAATGTTTCTTGCATTTTTTCTTTAACCTCATCGTTGATCTCAACACCATCTAACCACGCTAAACAATATGTCCCTAATAGTTCAACTAGTTTACTTTCGTCATATGTCCACATACCGTTCTCGGATAACCAATCTGGTTCTGTCATTGGAATTTTACCAATAACGGGGACATTAGATTTCATAGATTCTAGTGGGAACGTACCGAATGTGCTATCATCATCTAACCATAGTGAAACAAAACACTCTTTTAACCCATCAGAAAATTCTGTATTAGACATTTGAACCATATCTCTAAATGTGATCCATCTTAGTTGTGGATATTTTAAATAAAATTCAGAAATTAACTTTCTATGTTTAACTCTGTCTCTACAACTAATAGCAATAAATGGCTTAACTGGTTTTTCACTTTTAGTAAAATAATCTTCAATAACTGGTGGAATAATAAAAACTAAAGACTCTGGGAAATATTCTAAGATATATTTTTTAGCAGCTTCAGTTGTTGTTATAACTTTATCAAATCCAAATTCACTAAATCTACTGCCAATTGATAATGTGTCAAACATATACTCTTTTTGTTGAACCAACATTATTTTAGTACATCTAACGTTAGCTAATTGTGGTAAAACGTTTGCATAACTTTCTGGTACAACAAGAATATCATCAATACTCATTTCTACCTTATCTTCTTTTATTGATACAACTGGTAACACATTATACTCATCACCAAGCCATGCTGATACACCACTGTATTTTGAGTCTTCAACAAGAATCTTTGAATTCATTCCGGCTTGTTTTAGATATAATGCCATATCATAGATATGTTTTACTGACGCCCTTGCGTTTCCTTTTGTGTCATAACACAAAAAATAAATTCCATTTTCTTTAGATTCAATTCTAACTAAAGCATCTTGTAATTTTTCGATGTTTTTTAATTTTTCACTCATTTTTTTATATTTCTTCGTTTATTATTCCGTTTTGTATTAGGGTGTTAAAAGCTAAATTAAATGACAATGAACCAGAAGTGTCTTTTAAAGATGACAACATATCATCTTCACCGGCGTCGTCAAATTCGTTTAAAACTCTCTCTAACATCATTTTTATTAATTCATATTTAAAGACATTTATCTCAATAACTTCCTTACCGTCTTCATCATTTATTGTACCACCTGTTTTACATTTTTCGACAATTCCGTCTATATCAATGTAATAATCTTTTCCGTAAAATTTATGCATCTAATAGTTTTTGATCTTCTTTATTAAATGTTATATGATTTTGATTATCAATAACAATATCACTTAATTTATTGATTTTTTTATCATAAGTAAAGAAATTGTTATAAGTTGTTTCAAATAATATAAATTCTTTATTTTCTGGTTTCAGTTCTAATATCTTTTTATTGTCTGAAATCCACACATCGGCGTTTTCCCATTCTTGGGTGATATTTTCGCTAATAATAAATTTAATATTGTTTGGCATGAACCCACTTCTAGCTAAGAAAAAAAATGTTGCTGGTTTTGCTTTACCAAATTCGTCTAAACCAACTAAGAAAATTTGGTGATCTTTATAATCATAGACAAACTTGTTAAACTCGTTGTATACATTAGGGTAGCTAACTGGAGAGTGGCCATAAAGTTCCATCGGGTACTCCACATATTGAAAATAATCACCTTGTTCTTTTGATTGAAAAGCAAAGTGGTCACTAATATTTAAATTAGTTATAGGTTCTATAACCTTATATTCAAATGTATCAGTTGATTCTTCGTCAACCTCAACATTGATATACGCATTTTCATAATGATAATGAAATCTGTTTATAAAATTACGCAAAACCCCATCGATTGAAATATAGATATTCATATTTCAAAAGATAGGGTTTATTTTAAAGAAAGTAAATGAGTTATTACTCGTAACGATTTAAAATCTCACCAATAATTGGATTTCTAACAATGTCTTCTGGACCAAATTCAAAGATACCAATACCTTTTACACCACCAAGTCTTTTCTTGGCATCATATAAACCGGATTTAGTTTTATCTTTAAATTTATCTGATTGTTCTAGGTCACCAGATAGGAAAAACTTAGAATTAAAACCAATACGTGTTAGTAATAATTTAATTTGTGCTGGAGTAGCATTTTGTGCTTCTTCAAAAACCAATATGGTGTTATCCACATTCCACCCTCTCATGTAAGCTAATGCAGCAACTTCAATATAACCTTCGTCTTTTAGTTGTTCTCTAGCTTCTTTACCAATTATTTTATTTAACAAATAATATGATGGGTAAATGTATGGATCTAATTTTTCTTCTAAACCACCAGGTAATGAACCTAGTTTTTCTTCTGCTTCAACTGCTGGTCTAACAATAATAATCTTTTCATATTTGTTATCATCATCATGCAATAAATCAACTGCTCGTTTCATTGCTATATATGATTTACCAACACCCGCAGGTCCAAAACATAGAGTGATTTGATTATCACCTAATATTTTCCAGTATTCCTCTTGTGATTTTGTTAGAAATTTTTCCTTTGGTTTTTTAATTATTTCTCTGATTCTCTGCTTATGCGGTATCTTTTTCTCTTCTACCGCAACTAGTGGGTAGTTTCTTCCTGTTTTAGGTTTTAATGCCAAAGTATGTAGTTTTTAATAATCTTTTATTACCTATAAATATCACTTAATTCCACTAGAATTGAATCCACCGTCCCCTCTGGTAGTCTCATTAATCCCATCGGTTTTTGTTAAAATAACCCTACCTTCACCGAATACCGGCATAATAACAGCTTGAGCGATTCTATCCCCTTTTTGGATTAAATAAGGTTCCTCACCTAAATTAATTAATGGTACTTTAACTTCACCCCTATAATGGCTGTCAACTGTTCCTGGGGTATTTAACACAGTAATTCCGTGTTTTATTGCTAAACCACTTCTGGGTCTAACTTGTATCTCAGTACCTTTTTCAAGCTCAAAATATAAACCAGTTGGTACTAATACACGTTTAAAGGGATCTAAAATAATATCACTTTCAATGTCAGCTCTTAAATCAAATCCGCTATCACCTTCATATGCAAATTTAGGGTCTACATTTGTAGATTTATTAATGTACTTTACCGAAAGCTTTGAATATTCTTCTTTTTGAGCGTTATATATTTCGGTGTTTAACTCATCTAATGTTAAGTTTATTTGCTCTGCCAATTGATTATCAATTGTGTCATCACTTTCATCTGTTGATAACAATTTTTCGTACTCCTTTAATTTGTCTAAAATTTCTTGGAAATTATTTTGTTCCATATTTTTCTTCAATTAATGCTAATTCAAAACCATGTTTCATAACTTGACTTAAAATCATTGAATACCATTTAGCCATCTTATCTTCTGAATCCTTATCTATGTTTATGATAGCTTGATATTCATCTTCTTCTAAGTTACAACCAAATTTAGTTGCATAGTAGGCACTTCTTTCACCTACTTTCATTGCAGCCATTCCTTCTGTTTTATAGACATACATTTTACCTAAATTGGTTCTATGCCATTCGCTGTCATTTAATTTAAAAAGAAATACTTTTCCTATTTGGGATAGAAAAACAGTTTTGATTATTTTTTCTTTATTTAATTTTATTTTATCTGGTAATATTTCATTTATGTTTAATGCGTACTTACATACTTTCATTAAATGATCTAAAAGACCACCAGGATAACAACCATATAAATCTAAAGAAGGAGATGCTGGGGCATGATAAAAATCATCCCCCAGAAACTCCTCCAGTTCTTTTGTAAAAATACTGTATCTCTCGTTAGTTTCTTGAAATTTTTGTTTGTTCTTTTCAATTCTATCCTTTGAGATCATATTTTTATTTGTAATATTCTGGTGTGTTTTTCTCGTCAATAACACACTCAATTTGCATCTTAGCGACGCTTAGGCTTTCGCTACCTCGGATATCCCCTGAGCGATATTTTGCTGCAACAATCGTTGCTTCTTCAACCGAGTTAGCTTGCAAAACATACTTAACTTTTTTAATTCTTGGGTTACCCTCTCTGTCCGTTTGTTCAGTCTCGTAACCAATTGTAATTAGATAATACATAATTTTTATATTTTAATGTTCACTACTAATATAGTTAATTAACTTTAAAAAAACAAAAATCGGGTAAAAATTATTTATTAACAATTGATTTCAGGAATTGAACTCTATCGTTGCATACTTTTTTTAAGGAATAAGTGTCTTTAACTGTTTCGTATAACCTGTTTCCTAAATCTTCAACTAAAGCTGGGTTTTCCACCAATCTTTTCATATGTTTAGCCCATTCTTTATGGTTTTTTCTTTCTGGAACCAACAAAGCGTTACCTTTATCGTTAAACACACCACTATCAACAGCAGACACCAAATCTATTGTATAAGGACAGGTTTCACTAGCAATAATTGCTTTTTTATGGAATCCGGCTTCAATCACCTTTAATTGAGATTTACAAGAATTAAAAAACGATTCAACAAGTGGTGCTAATGAAACGTCAAAATAATTGTAGTTCATCGCGTACTTACTAATATCTTGTGTCCATCTTCTGATATATGGAACATCCATCGAGGGGTAATCACCCTCTTTAAACGATGTTAAGAAATTTTTATAATCATTATCTAAAACCTTATATGAACTGGTAAAAATACTTTCATATTTACTCCAAACCGTTTCATGTGGCATTATAGGTCTTTGTTTTTGTTGACCGGTAGTTCTATCTATCTCAGTAACCGTACCTCTTAAATCAAAACCACATAGAACAAACTGAGTTTTATTTAAGTAGCTATTTTGTGTGCTCTCAATACCAGATTTTAATAATTCAATATCATGTAAGTGTGATGATCCACCTAACCAGCCAAATCTTAGTCTATCTGATTTAATTGGGTTTGGTTTAAATTGAGGCTCGTTTTCATCAACTGCATTAGGAAAAACAAAAACATTATCTCTTAGTCCTAATCTTTTTTTAATTTCAGTTGCAAAGAATGAGGTTGTACATGTAACATAATCAACCAACTTTAAAAGTTCTGCTT